AAACCTCCCAGGCCTGCTTCTCAGTCGTCGCGCCGCTGTACACCTCGGCGCCAAACTCGGCATCAGCGCAGAACCCATAGAGCCCCACGCCGGCCAGCTTTGCTGACTTGCCGTTCTTGCGCGGCACTTCCCAGTAAACAATCCTGAACCGGCGGGCGCCGGTGGTCTTTTTCACCCACCCGAACGCGGCGCAGATGTTGAACAACTGCCACGGCTCAAGCGTCAATAGCTGGCGGCGCATCGCCCAGGCGCCCTTGGTGTGGGGCAGCAGCTGGATGAACTTGGCGACCCGCTCAGCCTTGGCCGCATCGAATCGGTACGCGAAGTCCGGATCGGACTGCCGCACCAGATCATCAAGGTGCCGCTGGCAGGCCTGGCGCACATACCGGCAGACCACAATCTTGCCGGCGACAACGTCCCGGGCGTACTGGTTGGCCCGGTTGACGTTGGCGTTGGTGGTCTTCACAGGTTGGTAAACGGGTTGTCCGGTTTTTTCTTGTTGCCGCCGCCGATCAGCCGGGTGCGGCTTGATGGGTCGAGCCCCAGCAGCGCACCAAAAGTGGCCATCTGCCGTAGCGATTCCGCCGCCGCAGTGAAGGCCGGGTTCTTGGTGTAGCCAGACTCAGTGGCGATCAATACGCCGTGCTTGGCACATGCTGCCTCAGCCTGCCGCCAGCGGCTGTAGGCCGCGCAGAACGCCTCAACGTTGTGCAGATCCGTTACCTGCAGAACGCCGGCACCGCACAGCTGCTTGGTGATCATCACCCACATGGTGGCCGCTATTTCGTCCAGCCACTCGGGCGGCTTGACCGACCGGATCGCCTTGAATTCAGGCTCGTCTTTGTTGAGCTTCCGCTTTCCGGGGTTGCCCGCCAGCGCCTTTAATGCCGTTGGCTTTGGCTTCCGCCCTTGGCGGCCTGGATAGCCGGCCATAGGGCCTCCTCAAACTTCTCATTTCGCGGGTGTAAAAATACGACCTGGAGTGCGGTGTTGTCGGAAAAGGCTGTAGAGATTCGATCCCCCCTCCCCCTCACCGCTTAGCCGCCGTTTTGGCTCGGTGGCACGGGGCGCACAGAGACTGCAGATTGGCCAGGTCGTCCGTGCCGCCGGCTGACCGCTCAATGATGTGGTCAACCTCAGTGGCGTGCGTCACAATCCCGCGCCTCCCGCAGGCTTGGCACAGGTGATGATCTCGCTCTAGCACCTGCTTCCGGAGTTGCTTCCATCGCCAGCCATAGCCGCGCTGCTCGGCCGTCCCTTTTGCGGCCTGCCACTTACCCCAGTTGGTCTTTTCCTGCGGCTCACACACTGGGCACAAGCCAGACCGATTGTTGACAAGGGCTTTACGGCAGGCTCGGCAAGGCCTGGATGCCACTAAGCGGCACGCCCAGCAACCTCGACCCCACTGATGCAGCTATATGCTGCGGTTGCTTCTTTCGTTGACACGATGTGGATCGAGCCAAAGCTGTCCGTGCGCGTCTGGAATGCCAAGAATCCTGACGGTAGCGCCTCGTCGTTGACGTGCTGTTGGCTTGTCGGGCTGTTTGCAGAAACGTTGCCGACCCAATCACCAACGGTTGCTGTCGCCTTGTAGCTGGCATTAACCCTGACAGTAACGAGCGAGTCAGGAGCGAGCCCGCCAATCTCAACCCACACAGTCGAGTTGTTGTAACAATTGCCTTTCAACAACTTGTCGTTAGTGATCGTCAGTGATGCGTCGCCAGTATTCCCGCGACCCTCTGCATTCCCGTTCTGCTGGCCGTACAGCCGCACGAACGCGCCGGCGATGACATTTCCCGACAGGTCTTTTACTACTGCCGGAGGAACAACGTTTGCGGCGCTGCCCGTGGCCACAAAGCTGTTAAATGCCGACGGCAATGCGGCTGCGCTGGTGGCATTGCCGAAGGCGGTAATGAACGGATCTTGATTGTATGGCGCAGCAACTATTGGCCATGCCAGCTTTTGCAATGGAGTCGGGACGATACCCTGTGCCATTTTGCTGATTCTGTCGATGTTGACGCGGCGCCAGTATTGACGACCAATCGTATTCGGGTGGATGTAATCCACGAATGCCCAATCAGCAGCATTCCATGTTGCAGTATAAAAATCGAGCATCGGACGGTCGCTTGCAGCGTCCCACTGATCCGGCTTGTTAGTCTTGATCCACGGTTCCAGCCACACACGGTTGACGTAGGCGCTGCCTTTATCCTCATCCGCGCGGCATGAGTTGTCGAGATCGTAGTTGATCCAGCTGACATTTCCCCACAGCGTCCTGATGCCTGCCGCCTCACATTGATCGTGGATCCATTGCAGATCTGCCATTCGCGTTTCCCAGAACGCAGCAGGGGCGGCATCAACCCTGCCGTAACTTGATTTTGCGGTGTTGCAGTCGTTTGCGAAAATCCCGTTGAACACAACAACGGGGTTTGTCAGCGCCGACATCGCAGGGATAAGCGTTGCCATTGACGACCTGATCTGAGCAACCGTGTAGCCCTCTGTGGCATCCTCACGCACAGTCACCCCTGTCAGCCCGGCATCGGCCAGTGCTCGCGCCATGTACGTTGTGCCGCCCGTGGCAAGCATGTAGACATCGAGCGACGTAGTAGCAAAAGACAGCGTGCCAACCGCAAAAGGCTCGATCACCTGCTCAGGCTCAACCGGCGCCTCACCACGCCGACGCGCGACCACCATCCGGCCAGCGCCGATAATACTGGTGCGCTTCGAGCTTCTGAGCTTCATGGCTTCTCCACCTGTCGGTTCACGTCTGCCCGCACGCTTTCCAGCTTCGTGGCACAGGCCTTGAGCTCGGCGCGCAGGTCGTTGATGGTTTCGCCCGTGTCAGCCCAGGTCGGGTTACTGGCCGCTGGCATCGGGCATGGCGCTGGCAGTTGGGGGGCAATCCGGATCAGCCGCGTTTGCACAACCGGGGTGGTCGAGCATCCGGCGCAGATCAGCACCAGGAGCAGCAAAAGCGCAGCTCTCATCGGGTTCACGCTCCAGCAGTTCGCGGTACCGGCGCCGCCAGTCGGCAGCGGCGGTGGTGTTTGCGGCAAGCTTTGCAGCCAGTTCGTCAGCAGCGCGTTGCCGCTGGGCCAGCTCAGTGGTCAGGGTGGCGATGTCGCCGGCCAGCTGCTCGTTGGCTGCCATGGCAACATCGCGATCGCTCTCTGCCCGTTGCTGCTGCAGCTCGGCAAAATCAACGCGGGCCGACATTGCCCACACCGCAAGGCCAAGGCCGGCCACTGACAGCAGCAGCACGCCGATAATTTGCGGGGCAAGGCGGCTAAACATCGCCCCACCGAACGGCGGGGCCTGACCGCACATCAACATGCACCCATGACGGATAGCGCCCGAGGCCGAGCTCGCCGGGGTGGCGATGGATCAGGAAGTCGTAAACGGTGGCGGGTGAAACGCCTGAAACTTTAATATCAGCGGCCATCCCATACAGGTGCTGGCTGCGCGGTGATCCGCCAACCTTGGCGTTGTGCGCCTTGCACCGGCAGCCACTGGTGACGGTAACCGGCTGGCCGAAATGGTCGCGAACCTCTTGCAGCACCTCGACCAGCATGGCCGACACGGCATCAAAGCCGCAGCCGCAGCGGCAGGCAAACTCAGCCCGGCTGAATGACCGCGACAGATCGCCCATGATCAGCCCCTATCCGCCCGGTTGCCGAGCCAGCGCATGGCCAGCTCGCGCATCTGCTCAACGCCAATAAAGCCGATGGTGCCGCCGATCATCACTGACACGGTGGGCGGCCATCCGAACACATCGATCATGCTTGTAGCGCTCAGCGACAGTGCGCCACAGATCAGCGCCTCCAGCAGTATGCGGATCGGCTTGCGCTCTTTGCGGTCGTAGACGATCCGCAGCAGGGCAATTACAGCGGCCATGACAGCCCCTTGGATAGCGGGCGGAACGCTGAAGATCAGCGACCACAGTCCGGGATCTTTCTCGGGCATCTTCATGGCTTCCGGGTATAAAAAAGCCCGCTGGCAGCGGGCAATGGTTGACGACGTCCGGGGAAACGAAAAAGCCCAGCGCGGGGCTGGGCTTTGATTGGCGACACTTTGGCCACCATACGGGATTTAGGCTAGTTCTTTGCGCACAAAGAGTCAACATGTAGTGGTTAGGCCGCTCGCGACCCACAAAATAGGACGTGCGCGACCACCGCAACGGCGTGCCGATGCTCCAGCTCAATCACCCGGCGATCGATCTTGTTCTCTCGCGCAAACCGGTACAGAGGCACCTGGAACACATAGCGGGCGATGGCAACCGACCGGGCTACCGGGAACGGCTCAGCCAGCAGCCGCAGGGCATCATCAACGCGCTGGGCTGCATCAGGGTCAATACTGGCCACCCGGCGATGCTCGGGGATGGAGTCGCCGCTGTTAACGAGGAACCGCGCAAAAGCGGCTTGGCGTGGCCAATCCATAGCCAGCCGCTCAGTGCTTACCCACGCACCCCAGTTATGGAGCTGATCGATAGCCGCGGAGATAACATCTGACTGCATTGCTGGCCTCCGTTGATCTTGTTTTATCGGGTCATCGTCGCGTGGGCAGCCTCAGCCGCGAGGGCTGAATAGGCCGCCTTGTCGTCGTAGTCGTCTTGCCGGTAGCTGCCGCCGTAGGCCCTGGCCATTTTCAGCAGCTCCATGAAATGCCAGCCGTCGACCTCGGTCAGCTGGTGGCCGGTGATCGCGTTGAATGCCTGAACCGTGGCCAGCATCGACCGCTCACCGCCAGCCTTGTCCCGTTCCTCGCCGCGCTGATCAATCAGTGCCGCTGCCTCTCTCAATACCTGCCCAGCGCTACGCATTGCACATCACCCGCAAGATCGCCTGAATGTCATCGATGCGGCGCGAAGTCAGCACCAGCTCGCCAGGCTCCATCACGTAGGTTGGGATCTCCTTGGCGGAGATCACCGGCGCCACGTTCACAAACACCCCGGCCCTCGCCAGCGGCGCCCAACAGATGGCCAGATGCTCGATCTGGCTGTCATCACCCCACAGCCCGGCATGCGTCAGCGCATCGAGGATCGCCTTGGGCAAGTTATCCAGATCGCGGCGGCGGGCATCCGGCCGGCGGGCGCGAATGGTCACCGCCAGCGGGCCATTGCCAACCCTTGGCAACTTGCCGAACTGCTGCAGCAAGCGCTGAACCACTTGGCCTCGGTACCGGCGAGCGGCCGCGCTCAGCAGGGTCTTGCGGCCAACCCGGCGCCAGATGGCATTCACCGATGGCGGGAACGGGAGCTCAAAACCGTACCCGATCGGTGGCTGTGGACACTCCTCAGCAATAAATGGGGCAACGCCGGTTAACGCTTTGGTTTTGCTTCGCTTTATCGTCATGCTGCGCGCTCTCCGTCTAATGCCTGTCTAATGGCCAGCGAAGCCGGTAAGCGATAGCCGATGCGCTCCAGCTCCTGGTGCCACAGCTCCAGCGCGGCCCGCTGCTGGGCGTCGGCGTGGGTTTGGATGTAAACCTTGTCCAGCCCGCGCAGGGCGTGATTGATCAGCATCTCGCCCACCATGTAATCGATGCCCAGTTCCATCCAGCTGGTGCGGGCAAGCTTGCGCAGGTCGTGGGCTGACCACAGGCCGCCGCTCAGGCCGCGCATCATCTCGCTGGCCTTGCTGTCAGACAGCGGCAGCACCTCGCGCCCTACTCGGCCACCAGGGAACAGGCGGTTACCAGTGGCAGCCCACTGGCTGCACTGCCACCGCTGCCACGCCTTCAGCAGGGCAATGGCCGTATCGGTCAGCGGCAGCACATGCTCGCGGCGGGTTTTGGTGTTGCCAGCGGGCAGGTGCCAGCGGCGGCCCGCAAAGTCGATATCGCTCCAGGTGGCGCGGATCGTTTCGCCGATACGGGTGCCGTGCATCAGCATCAGCAGCGCCAGCACCACCGGCATGGGCTGCGAATGCTCAGCCAGCGTCACCAGCAGCGACGGGCAGGCGTGGCGCGGCAACCGGCCCGACTTGGCGGTGATCGGGCGGGTGATCAGGTCGGTGAACTTGATCCCAGCCATCGGATCGGCGGCCAGCATATCCAGCCGACTGGCGAGGCGGCAGGCCGCCTTCAGGCCCGCAAAGATCTGGCGCACCGTCGACAGTGCATAGCGCTGCTGCAGTGGCCACAACAGCAGGCGATTCAGGGTGGCGCGGTCCAGCTGCTCCAGCAGCACTTCGCCCAGGGCTGGCCCAAGGTGCTTGGTCACCGCCACCAACAGACCGCCGCGGCGGCTTTCGCTCAACGCCCGATCGGTGCGGGTGCGCTCGGCGAACCAGGTCAGCAGATCACCCACGGTCACGAACGCCGCAGGTGCGGCCACCGCCCGGCTGTCGCCCGCCGCCTTGGCCAGCAGCACCGGCAACTGGCGGCGCAGCTCGGCCGCATCCAGCTGGGGCCAGCCACCCAGCCGGCGCCAGCTGGGCTTGCCGCCGCGGCTGGTCACCAGATAGAACGTGCCACGGGTGCGCCCCTGGTGGATCCGCAGGTACAGTGGCCCATCGCGCAGCTGACGGGCATCACCGGCCAGCGCTTTGGTGATCGCCGCCGTGCTCATCCTCACCTCAATCGTCTGGCCACTGTCACAGCGCATGCACACCCCATCGGTTCAGCCAGTAACGCACCTCCTGTGCTGTTGATTCATCCAGTTCTGCCAGCTCCTTCCGGATCTCTTCCTTACTCACCGCCCTGCCTCTCCGGGCGTGGGCCATGCGGTGAGCGATGGCCCGACAGGGCCCCTCACCCGGCCAGTTGCCCATGGCCCGGCCTTGGCATCTGGTGCAGCAGCCAGAGCCACCACTGCTCCGGGTTCATCACCTTGGCCGGCGCCTTGCGCACGGGTGTGGCCCGGCGAAACTTCACGCTGAAGCGCTGGCCAGCAGCTTGAATGCCCTTCTCGGTCATCTCCGGCCCGAATCGCGGCGCGATCTGCCCAGCCGTCAGCCCCTCGGCAGCCAAGTCGCGCAGCAGCTGAACGCGCTCCGGGAACCAGAACGCCACCGGGCGCCCGCCCTTACCGTTGTTCACGGGCAGCCTCCAGCGCCTTGGTGATGGCGAAGTTGGCCACGTTGGCGGCGTCATTCCACATCACCACCGCAGGCACAACGCCAATGCCAAAGGCGCGGCGCGCCTCATCAATGGCGGTGAGCGGGATGCAGTTGCCAACGGGCTGCCAGGCGTCATGCTTCGCCATGTCAGGCCTCCTCGGTTGCGCGGCTGGCACCGCCAAAGCGGCGAGCCGCAAACGGCTTGTGCGGGCTGCTCGGTTCTTTGCGCGTTGTGCTTACCAGCCCGGCGCCGGTCATCACCATGGCAATGCGGCCATCGGCTGCGGTTTCGCCGTGGCGGTTCTTGGTGATCAGCACCTCGGTGTAGGGGTTCTCTGGCTCTGGCCGGTGCAGCATGATGATGCGGTCGGCCTCCTGCTCGATCTCGCCAGAGTCGCGCAGGTCGGCATTCACCGGGCGGCGCGGGCTTCCCTCAACGTTGCGGTTCAGCTGGCTGAGCACCAGCACCGGCACGCCAAGGGTGCGGGCCATCAGGCGCACGGTGCGGCAGGCATCGCCAACCGCCTCGGTGCGCTTTTCCGCCTTCGCCACCTTCAGCAGCTGCAGATAGTCCAGCACCACCAGGGCTGGCTTTTTGCCGTGGTGCCGCGCGTACTGCTTGGCGTGGCCCAGCACCTGCATCGCGGTAACGCCCGGCAGGTCGATGATGTCCACCGGCAGATGCTGCAGATCGCGCAGCGCGTCAGACAGCTTGGCGAAGTCGGTTGGCGTCAGCCCGATAGGGTTGCGCATCGTCGTGCCAGACACGCCCGACTGGTAGCTCAGCGCCCGCTCGGTCAGCTGCTCGCTGGGCATCTCAAGGCTGAACATCAGCACGTTGCCGGCTTTGGCGGCGGCCATGATCAGCTGCAGCGCCAGCGCCGTTTTGCCAAGGCCTGGCCGGGCGGCCAGTACCACCAGCTCAGCCCGCAGGCCCAGCAGAACTTCGTCCAGCTCGCGGATCCCGGTCCTCAGGCCAACGATGGGATCGGCTGACCGCATGCGGCGCTCGATGCCCTCCACCACCGGGCGCAGCTGGTCGCCCAGGCGCACCCAGCTAACCCGGCCAGCATCGGCCCGGTCAGAACTGGCAGCGGCGGCCAGCGCCTGCTCGGCGTCGTCGTCTTGCCCTTGCGACAGGTGGCTGATCGCCTGCTGCATCGCCATAACGCGGCGGCGGCGCTCGCCGGCGGCGGCCAGCAGCTTGCAGTGGCTGGCCATGGCGCCCGTCAGGCTGGCGTCACTGGCGATCTGGGCCACGGTGGCAAACTCCATCTCGCCGCAGCGGTTGGTCACCGTCAGCAGGTCAATCGCCTCACCGCTGTTGCGCATCTCGCGGATCACCACGAACAGCCGGGCATAGGGCGCCAGGGTGAAGTCATCCGGCTGCAGTGCCACCAGGGCATCGTCGCACTGGTCGGTGTAACCGATGCGCCAGCCGACGATCAGGCCGCCAACCACCTCGCGCTCAAGGGCGTGGTTTTGCAGGTGCTGGCTCATGCTGCCACCTCGTCGTATCGCCCTTCCGCCACCGCCAGATAGCACTGCTCGCTCATCACAAAATCAACCGAGGTCGGCGGCAGCTGCCGCCCCTCCTTGCCGCGCCGTGGCCGCAGCAGCCAGCCGCAGTTGTTGCGGATGCACAGCAGGTACTCGCGCCAGCCCTCAATGGTCATGCCGAACTGCTGCCACCACATCTGGGCCTTGATGGTGCGGTTGGCTGTCCACTGGGCAATCGGCAGCGCCCCGGCAGATTCGAGGATCTCCCGATAGGCGTCGGTGATCTCCCCCTGCAGCAGCTGCTGAAAGTTCTGCCGTGGGTGTTGGCGAGCAGCCGGCCTTGCAGTGGGTGCCGTGGTGGTGGGCTCTTCGCGCTCATGCGCGCAAGCAACCACGACCGAAGGGAGTGGTTGTTCTTCTGTATCTGTCTCTGTATCTGTACGCGTGACATCACCGTGACCGCTTGTGACAGTCACGCGTGACATATCCGTGACCGTCACGCGTGACGAGTCCGTGACATCGTTTGCGGCCTTGCCGCGCTCACGCTGGCGGCGCTTACGCTCGGCAGCAGTGGCGTCAGCATCGCTCACGAACTGGCGGGCATCCCACCCCAACGGCTGCAGCGTCTCGCGGTCGATCAGCTCAACCTCAGCCAGCCGGCGGGCGATCTCATCCAGCTCACGCAGCTGAACGCCAAGCTTCACAGCCACTCGGCGCATCAGCAGCGCGCCAGCCTCGTCCAGAATGCCCTGGGCCTTACAGCACAGCAGGGCCACATAGTGCCAGCGGTCTTCAAAGGCCAGCAGGCGCAGCTTGTCATCATCAATCGCCTCGGCATAAAGGCGCAGCCATGACTGTTTCATGCCACACCCCCAAGCTCTTTGGTAATGCGGCTGGCGATCCAGGCAACACCCTCGGGAGTGAATCGCGTCTGCTGCCAAGCGTGTCCGTGCGTCTCGCCGGTTTTCACCTCAAACAGCCCGCGATGCTGGTACTGGGCATAAGGCACCAGATCACGGCCGATGCGGTACATGATCCGGTTCTGCTCCAGGTACTCGATGAACTGCCGCTCGCGAATGCCCAGCACCTTTGCAACCTCGCGGATCGCCTTGGTGCTCTTGGCCTCAACGTAGCGATCCATGAACGCCACGGCTGGCGCGGCCTCTTGCAGCTGCTGCTGGGCCTGCTCCAGCTCCATCGCCAGGCGGCCAGCTTCAAGCAGGGCTGCGGCGTAGCTTTGTGGGATGGCTGGTTGCTGCTGCGCCTCTAGCTGCTGCCAACGGTCAACAACTGCGGCGGTGAACTGTGGCGACAGGCGGGCAACCAGCACCAGCGAGTCACGCTTGTTAAAGCGCATCTCCATGTAGGTGTTGCCGTTGTGCTCAAACGGGAACTCAGCCAACGGCTGGGTTAAAATTCCATCATCAGCAAGGCGGCGAGCGCTGCGCTTTACATCCGAATGGTTGCTACCAACAAGCTCCGCGATCTCGCGGCTGCTCATGGTCACAGCGGCTTGGTTGACGATTGGCATTGATTCGGTCATATTTTCCTCGCTGATATCGTCTCTATCAGAACCGAGGCCCGAAGCGCTCCAACGCTCGGGCCTCACCCTTTCACGCCTCAGGCACGGATGCCGGCAGCGCACCAGAACAGCCATCGACATCCGCGCCGTCACCAGACGGAGTGAAGCCATGTCGAAATTCAGCCTTGATAGCACCACGCTCCCCATCCCATGCCCCGGCTGCGGCAAGAGCACCAACAAGCAGATCGGATGGATAAAGGCGCACAAGCAGATGACCTGCAGTGGCTGTGGCGGTGTCATCGACCTTCAGGCAAAACAGCTCTTGGATGGCATCAGGGCCGCTGAGAAGCAGATCAACGACCTCCAGAAAAGCCTTGGGAAGGCGTTCAAGCGGTAACTGGCAAAGGGTCTTGATCGCCGCCATTGCGGCATCAAAGGCCGAAGTGTCGGCAGCCAAGGCTAGCTTCAGCGGCCAAATCTCAGCCGGGGTAAAACGCCGGTGCTCATGGATCTGAATCTCACGCTCATTGACCGTGAGTCGCACATCTTTTGCCTGGAACGTACCCATCACCACCTCCCCAATTGATAAGCCAGCAACAGCATCACCAGCAGCAGCGCGGTGGCGATCACCCGCATGGGCAGGTCGGCGGCTCGGCGGCAGGGCATGGCCAGCAGGCCAACCACCGCTCGGCAGCTGAACACGGCGGCCAGCACCAGAATCACCAGATGGCCCCAGCTCATACCCGGCCACCCCGCGCAATGCGGCTGCGCAGCTCGGCATCAGCAGCGCAGTCTGGGCACAGGCGGCAGCCCGGCACCGCTGTGCGGCGGGCCTCGGCTATCGGGGTGTCGCAGTCGTCACAGTGGGTGGCGCTGGGGTAAGCGGCGCCGCGGGTCACCCGCAGCGATTCCATGAATTCCGCCTGCTCCTGGGCGATATCGGCGAGATCAGCCATTCACCACCCCCGGAAACTCGCGCACGCTCGACTCAATCTCGGCGGTGGTAGACAGCGCCTGGCGCACCAGCTGAACGGCTGCAGTGCGGATGCGGGCGATCTCGGCGGGGTCAAACACGCCATCGGCGCGGGCCTCGCGGATCTCACGGGCGAACACGCCAAACAGCTCTTGGATCATCAGCATCTGATCGCTCAGCTCTTCGTCGCTAAGGTCGCTGTCTGGCAGCTTCACCAGCGCGCAACCGCGCTCAGCCGCCCACGCCCGCAACAGGCCCTCGTCGCCGGTGTTGTGGGTCAGCGCCATGGCCTCGGCTAGCGTCAGCACATGGTCTTCGCGGTCTGGGTTCAACTTGTCCAGCAGTGTGGTGGGGTTGCGCCCCATCTGCCGGGCCAGCTCGGTGATGTTGTGGGCGCGCTTGAAGGCGCGGATCGCATCTTCCATCAGGTGCGAGTTGCTGGCGGGCGCTCGCGGTGACGCTGCAGCGTTTGTGGGTGATGCTGTGGTCATGGTTAGGCGGCCTGATTCTCAGGTGGGTAGATGTCCGGGCGAAGCTCATGCCGTGGCACGCCAGTGGCTGCCTCAACGGCAATCACTCGCTCGGCTGGAACCCGGCCGTTCCGATGCAGCCAATTCCAAATGTGCGGCTGGCGCACGCCAACCAGTCTGGCGAGGGCGGCTTGTCCACCTGCCAGCGCCACTGCTCGTTCGAGGGCCGTCATATGCCACCCCTAGTGTTAACCTCGCTCAATGATAACTTAAAGTGGTCACCACGCAAGCGGCATCCGACCTCATGCCACAAAATCGACCACTTTTCGTTGCTTGCAATGACAACGGGTTGTGTTCGAAAGTCATCACATATGAAAGACTTACCAGATCGACTTAAGGCCGCCAGAAAAAGGCTTAACCTTTCGCAAAGGAAGCTTGGCGACCGCGTTGGCCTATCCCAGGCCGCGATAAACAAAATTGAGGCGGGGAATACGCTGCAGCCCCGAACAATCAAAGCCATCGCCGCAGCCCTTGAGTGCGAGCCGGAGTGGCTTGAGTACGGCAAGAACCCGCCAGCATGGGCTCAGCAAGATCGTCAAGCGCAAGACACTGCTGGCGCGAAAGGCGAGATCTTTACCGCCAGAGAGGCTACTAATGGCGCCGGAAAGGCAAACATTGATCAGGCGCCAATAGCGAAGAGATCTGTTCCCCTAATCTCATGGGTGCGCGCTGGTGCGTTTGAAGAGGCTGTTGATTTGCACCCATTGGGCTTAGGGGATGAGCTGATAGAAGTAACCGTTTCGTGCAGTAGAACGACGTACGCTCTGCGCGTGCGCGGCGAAAGCATGCTTGACCCTGCTGGTGGCGCTCACAGTTTTGCCGAAGGCGATATCATTGTTGTTGACCCTGAGCGCGCGCCAATCCACAGGAGCTATGTGGTGGCAAAGCTGGCCAGCGTAAATGAGGTAACTTTCAAGCAATTGATCTATGGTGACGGCGGGAAGATGTTGCTAAAGGCCATTAACCCTCGCTGGCCGCAGCCATACATTGAGATGACTGATGGGTGCCAAGTGATAGGCGTGGTTGTCGAGAAGGTGCAACGAACGGCATTTGTTTAACCATTATCGAACGGAGATCGACATGTGGTCTATTAAGGCGTTTTTTCTGCCAGGCTTAGCGGTCATCGCCTGCGCCGGCTGCATATCAATCGGCTCAGAAATGGCAACCCCGGCGGCCTATGAGCAGATAGTTGAGGGCAAGACCACGCCCAGTCAGGCCTTCGAAATCCTCGGAAAGCCGAGCTCAACCACTCGCTCCAGCGAGGGCGTGACCATTTACGGATGGTCACGAACATCAGCTGGCCCGCTCAGCGAAAAGGTTGAGATCACTATAATCACGCTTGAGTATCATGGCAGCTCCCTCGTAAGAAAGGCGATGACCACGACGGAGGCCTAACCCGCCATCACGAGAAAGCAAGCACCAAAACAGCCCGCCAATGCGCGGGCTTTTTGTTGCTGTCGCCCTGTGATGTGGGACCACTGGCGATAATCCAGCCCCAGAATAATTACTTTTGGTTGTTGACTACCAAGGATGCCCTGATATGCTGTTAACAACTTAACGTTGTTGGCAGGCAAGAGATGCACTCAACCACCCCTCCCCCATCCAGCACCGCGAAGCTGATGGAACTCCTGAAAGCCAGCGGCGGCCTTGGTGATCGCTTCGCCAAGCTGATGGACGAACACCTGACTGAGCAGGCCGTGAAGCGCCAGCCAGCCCCTGCAGCACAGCAGGAGGCGCAGCCATGAGCACCGCCCCGCGCACCCTGCCCACCGCCGTGGCCAACTTGCCAGCGGCCACCATCGACACAGGCCGCATCCGCGCCGCGCTGATGTGCGAGCTGCACCAGAAGCCTGATCCCTTCCTGCGCATTGCTGACGCTCGCCGCTGGCAGCTGACCCGCGCCGGGCTGATCAGCACCATCGCCACCAATCTCGGCTTATTCGATATCGCCGACACGGCGGCATCCATTGCCGACGAGATCGTCAGCAACCCCATCAGCCGGGAGCCACGCACATGAGCGCAGTACGCCAGGCCAAACCATCAAACATCGCGGCCATCAAGGACCGGCAGGCCCACCGCAAGGCGCTGCTGCTCGTATGGAGCCAGCCGCCGGCGCCGGCATCAACAGCCACCGCCAAGCGCGAGCGTCAGCTGGCCCAGCGCAATGCGCTGTTGAGTGAGGCGCTGTCGCTCGTCGGCTTCCTCGCCTGCCTGCTGCTGGCCGGTTGGGCCTGCACCGACCAGGCAGACCGGTTCTTTTACTGGCTGGCCACCGTCATCACCTGAGCAAAGCACCGAACCCCGGCGGTTCCGGGGAATGGGCGCGCTGTCCCACGTCAGCTCGTTAGCCGGGGCAAATCCACCCCGACCAGCGCGGGCCGAGGCAATAACGGCGAAGTCAGGCGGGAGCGTCACATGGCCGGCAGCCGCGCCGGCGGCGACAGAGCGGCCGGAGGCCCTGGGCACCAGGGCGCATCCGAGAGCGCACCACGGTGCGCTGCCAGATGCGAAAAATAACCAGAGGTGAACCATGAACGAGCAACACACCGTCACCGCCCGCCTCTCCTGCGGCGCCTATGTGGCTCGCATGGGCAGAGTGACCGCATCAAGCACTCACAGCCCGGCGGCCTCGGTTACCAGGGCGGCAGAGAAATACGCGGCCGGACGCCAGTTCGCCATTGAGGCGATTGACGGCGATTCCGCTCACGGCCATCGGTTCCTTGTTTCGATCTCACCGGAGTAATGACCATGAAAAACACCCTGACCGACCTGAACAACCACCTGTTCGCCGCCCTCGAGCGACTGAACGATGAAGGGATCACCGGTGAGAAGCTGAAGGAAGAGCTGGACCGGGCGCGCACCATCAGCCTGGTTGGCAAGACCGTGGTGGAAAACGCCCGACTTGTGCTGGATGCACAGATTGAGCTGGGCGGCGGCAAGGCCGCGCAAACCGCATCCACCAAGATGCTGCTTGGCAACGAGGCCTGACATGAAGCGCTTCATCTACCAGCAGCACCACCTGGACTTCATCAGCAGCTGCCTGAACGACGAGCCGGTGATGGGCTATGCCGAGGCCGCGAAGGCATTCACCGCCGCGTTCGGCGTGCCGAAGACTGCCGCGGCCATCCATTCCCTGGTGAATCGGGGCACCCTCAGTGCATCGCCAATGGCCTGGCGCAGCACCCTGTTGACGCCCGAACAGCACGAATATCTGGCGGCTGGTTACAAGGTGTGGCCACGCAATGAACTGGCCATCCACATGAATGAGCGGTTCGGATTGAGCCTCGGCGTCAAGCAGCTGGTTGCCTACGCCAAGAACCATGGGATTAGCTCTGGCCGCAGTGGGCAGTTCAAGAAGGGCGAGAAGCCGCACAACGCAGGCACCAAGGGCCTGATGAAGCCCAACAGCGGAAGCTTTAAGCCTGGCAATCGGCCACACACATGGCGACCAATCGGCAGCGAGCGGATCACCGATGAAGGGTACCGCCAGCGCAAGGTAACAGACACCGGTTATCCGCCAGCAGACTGGGAGGAAGTTCACCGCCTGGTATGGCAAGAGCATCACGGCCCGATCCCGGCTGGCCATGTCGTCACCTTCATCGATGGCGACCGCCTGAACTGCACCATCGGCAACCTTGAACTTGTGAGCCGGGCGGACCACGCAGCCCGCTCAAAGCTCGGCTACTACGCGATGCCGGCCGAGCTAAAGCCTGCCATGGCCAATGTCGTATCGCTGAGCCGGGCCATCCGCAAGCGCAAGCAGGATGTGATGAAGCGGAGGAGCGCATGATCCCCACCATCCCCGGCGGCTACGGGGTTATCTACGCGGATCCGTGCTGGCAGTTCAAAGACCAGAACCGCAACGGCAACCGTGGCGCTGGCTGCAAGTACCAGACGATGACGCTGCCGCAACTGATGGCCCTGCCAGTCCGCCAAATCGCCGCGCCTGATTCCGTGCTGCTGATGTGGCATGTGCCAGCAATGCCGGCAGAGGCGCTGCAGCTGGCCACCGCCTGGGGCTTCACGGTCAGGACCATGAAGGCATTCACCTGGGTGAAGATGAACAAACGGTTTGCGGACAATCTCCGCAAGTCCTGCCGGAAGTCGGGAACCGATATCCATGGCATGGACGAAGCCGACCTGCTGCAGCTGATGTTCGCGGCCACCAAGATGGGCCTCGGCCACCACACCCGCGGCAACACCGAGGATGTGCTGATCGCCGTTCGCGGTCGTGGCCTTGAGCGCCAATCCAAGAGCGTGCGCCAGCTGATCTTCTCGCCAGTGCGTGAGCACTCCCGCAAGCCCGACGAGGCCAGGCACCGCATCGAGCAGCTTTACGGCGATGTGCCGCGCATCGAGCTGTTCGCCCGCCAATCCGCACCCGGCTGGGACAGCTGGGGCAACGAATCAACCAAGTTCGACCAGGAGGCAGCGTGAGCCGCGAGATCCCGATCATTTTCAATGGCGACATGGTGCGCGCCATCTTGTCAGGCCAGAAGACGCAGACGCGGCGGCCGGTGAAGTCAGATTTTATTCAGTCAGATCGCGCTCCGCTTGAGGTTGCGGCCGGGATTTTCCACTTCTGGTGCAGCGGGGAGCACGCATGCCCACATGGCCAGCCGGGCGATCTGCTGTGGGTGCGGGAGACGTTTTCAGAGGCTGGCGGAAACGCGCCAGAGCTGATGCTTTATCGCGCCAATTACCCGAGCCATGTAATTAGCGACAGTCGCGGATACGAGAATATCCCACCAGCCTCCGCCATCAAATGGCGCCCGTCAATCCACATGCCGCGCTGGGCCAGCCGCATTCTGCTGCGCGTCACCGCCGTGCGCGTTGAGCGTGTGCAGGGCATTAGCGAGCAAGATGCGTGGGCTGAGGGGTGCGAGGGCTGGGACGATGACGTTACTGGCGGGCTGTCTGGATTCGACGAGTTTGCTGAGCTCTGGGATCGCATCTACGGCAGCTGGGCCGACAACCCATGGGTATGGGTCATCGAGTTTGAGCGGGTTACTGATAGCAAGCGGGAGGCGGCATGAGCCGCAAATCATCAACTGAAACCCTTGTCGCCGCCATGCGCGTTCTGGCCCGCGACATCCAGAGCGGTGACGGCGTGGCTAACGCGGCGATTGCCGAGGCTGCAGATCGGCTGGAGGAGTTGGAGAAGCAAGCCGCTATCGGGCGGCGGGCGGTGGAGATGCTTGCTGACACCGCAGAAAAGGTTGAATCCCTAGTGGGCTGGGTTGGCCGCAACATGGATTGCGGTTGCACCCCGCTGGAGCTGGTGAAGGCTCGCGCGTTAATCAAGATCCTGCGGGATGCTGAGCAGGCCGGAATGGGGGTGGAGTTATGAGCCGAGTAATCGACGCGCTGGGATACTACGAGGCAAAGGCCCAGCAAATGCAGCGCACCTCACTGCGCGGAGACACCAAGGCGATGTTGGCGCTTATGCAGGAGCTGGCGATTGATGGCGGCGCAATCGCAAGGCGCGCTATTGACTCGCAAACTGCGCCAGAGCCTGCAACGGTGGCGGTCAACCGCGAGGCGCTGGAGGCGTTGCGGTCTGCGATGTCAAAGCTCCGAGCGCCAATGTCGCGCACAGAGTATGCCGTGGCCAGGGCTGGCATCATCGAGGCCGCCTGCCGCCTGTTGGCAGGGGGTGAGTGATGAAATCAAGCCCAACTCAGATCATCAAATGGCTTCGCACTCGCAAGCAGGGATCATCCCTGCCGAACCGGGAAAAGGCAGCTGACCTCATCGAGGAGCTGCAGGCCGCCGTCATTGCCTCGCAGTCCCGCATTGCCGAGCTTGAGCAGGCCAACAACCGAGAAATACTCGACAGTTCAAACCATGTTCGTGACGCCACGAAAATGGTCACAGACCGGCAGCTGGCCGATGTGGTTAACGAGCTGCGCGCAATTACTGCTGCAGCTGACGCGGTAATCCAGCGCTGGCACACGCCGCTGTGGAAAGATGCCCGGCCCACGGCCGAGTACATCGCGGTGCTGCGGCGGGCTGCGGAGTCGGCGCACAAACTGCTGGTGGGGGGTGTGGAATGAGCGACAAACTGATGCGCTTCGACCCGGCGACTGGCGAAGAAAGACCATACCCGAGCCACGCCGCCCAGTGGCGTGAGTGGCACGGCGTCATGGCTTGGTTATTCAACCCATGGACGGGTGAGCGGCGTCACGCCAGCGACGTTGGAAGCGACCCGTATGGCCTCCTGATTTTGCCTGATGGCGAGTCGTTAAAAGCCGCGCCAGAGCCTGCCACGGTTCCGGTCAACCGCGAGGCGCTGGAGGCGTTGCGGGCGGCACTTCAAAAGTGTGAAGAAATCTGGGATATGGCCATAAGTCAGAAGGTATCGAGGAGAAAGCTGAGTGCGGCCAATAATGAGGTGCTTCGCGCGGCGTTTCGCCTGATTCGCGGGGATGAGTGATGGCCATCTTCCTCGCCCAGTTCGTGACGGTCTATCTGCTCGGCGTCCAGTCGCTCAACGTCCGCGACGGCAACTACCTGGGCGCAGCGGTTACCTCTGTTGCCCTTGGCTGTAGCGGCTACTACCTCGCTGCCGCCGTGGGCAAGCTGCCGGCAGATGCCTGGTTCTCGGCCCCGTGGTGGGCCTACATCGCCGCTGGCCCGGTGGCGATCTGCTCAGCAATCAAAACGCACCCGCATCTAACCCGGGTGCTGCGCAAGCGTGGAGGTTGAGATGGGGGCAGCCCTGAACATCGATACCGGCATGTTCCTGTCAGAGCAGGAGCTGTATGGGCTGACCGGGTACAAGCGCGGCTGTGATCAGCGGCGCTGGCTCATCACCCACGGCTGGCCGTTCGAGATGAACGGCAAGGGCAAGCCAACCGTGCTGCGCACCGTCGCCGTTGCAAAACTGGGTGGCAGCGGCAACCATCATAACGGGTCACCGAGGCTGAGACTGGCATGAGACCGAGAAAGCGGGACAGGAACCTCCCGCCGTGCGTCTACCTGAAGCATGGCGCCTATTGGTACGTGAAGGCAGGTAAGTGGACACGGCTGGCGTCAGACCTTGGTGATGCGCTGCAGGTTTACGCCAAGCTGGCCGCGCCACGCGGCGGCGGCATGGTCGACCTGATTGAGCGCGCGCACCCGCACATCATCAAGGACGTTGCCGAAAACACCCGGAAACAGTACGACCAGGCGCGCCGGGCTCTGGCTTCCATCCTGCTGGAGTTCTCGCCGCGCCAGGTGCTGCCGCGGGATGTGGCGGCCATCAAGACCCACTACGCCGACCGGCCGAACATGGGCAACCGGCTGCTGAGCTATCTGCGCATGGTGTTTGCCCTGGCCGTCGAGTGGCAGGAGGTGGACAGCAACCCCTGTGTGGGCATCAAGCGTCACGCCGAGGCCAAGCGGTCGCGGTACCTTAACGACGCAGAGTTCACGGCCATCCGAGCTGCAGCTGGTGATAGCCTGCTGGCGGTTATCGATGTGGCTTACCTCACCGGCCAGCGGATCATGGATGTTCTGCGGATCCGGCTGGATGACATCACCACGGACGGGATCCAGTTCCGGCAGCAGAAGACCAAGCAGCGGCTGCTGGTCAGCACATCACCCGATCTAAACGACGCGATCCAGCGGGCCAAGGCCCTGCCGAGAAAGGCGACCAGCGTTTACCTGTTCTCGACTGCCAGAAGCAGCACCCCCTACGCTTACAGCACGGTGCGCGACATGTGGAACCGCGCCGTATCGGCTGCCGGCATCCAAGATGCTACTCTGCATGACCTTCGGGCCAAGGCCCTGACAGATGCCAAGCGCCAGGGCAAAAACGCCGTGGCCCTGGGTGGCCACAGCGATCCACGCATGACTGAGCGGTACATCCGCCAGCGCGAAACAACGATCGCAGAGCCGCCGAGTTTTAGACAGCCCCTAGACAGCATTAGACAGAAGCATAGCAAGTGACTGATTTACTTAACCTAGAGTCTCACACACCGATGATGCAGCAGTAGTGCCATAGCGGCTGTAAGTGGCTGAGCGGGCACGGTTCAGATCCCGGCCTGTCTAAAATGGTTCGCCCTGCTTGCCCTGCCTAACCCTATGTTTTGCCGTAGTTGGCCGCCCTTGTTTTAGACAGGTTTTTGGGTGTTGCGGCAGGCTGCCACGGCGGATTTTGAATCCGATCCAGAGGGCAGAGATCAGGCGGTCTGGAGTGGTGCGCTGTGAATTCGCACGCCGAGTTAACCGCCTGATTTGACTGAATGGGCCACAGCAGTATTCACAAGCCGGGACGCCGAGTACCGGTCAATTAACCAGCAGGAGAACGACTATGGACCACTTTGGGATTGGAGCTGCAATACGAGCCGCCACCATGATGTACGCGCAATCGGCACGCCGCACCGGCAGGACAACGTCACTTATTGAAAGCGTTAAGGACGGAGATCGCATCTGCTTTTCAAGCCATCAGGAGGCTAGGCATGTGAAGGCGCTTTGCGCTGACCGTGGAGTAAGGGTCGAGTGCGTCGTTGTCAGCCCAAGCCATCCCGAACAGCTGCTTGATCTGGGCACAGCCCAAGGCCGAACGCTGATGGACCACTCTTGGGTCGAGCAATACTACATTGCGGCGATTGAGCGCGCTCAAGCCGAAATCGATCAGTTTGAGGCCAGACTGTCTGGTTACGGCGTGGCTCACCGCGAAACAAGGCGCCGCGCAATCGAGCTGGCGAAGTGGAGCGTTTAAGTCCACCGGATGGCGACCAAGGAAGGAAGTCATAGGGGCCCCACACCTAGCGGATCCCCGCGCCTCTACGCCCCCGCATGCAAACCGGCCGAAAGGACCCGCGAAAATGCCGGGGCCGCGCTGGATTGGTGATTTGCGTCTCAATAAAAAGGGCTATTCGGAATTACGTGTGTAAAGGGTTAAGTCCTGCTATAATCCAAATCCGGATTATCGTGTGGGATTGCATAATGCTCAGCACCTCAAGCTCAACAGCTCTTTCTGCCCTGCCTCAGCATCGCTGGCTGTCATCTGCGCTGCCAGTTGAGAACTGCTGGGAGGGAGTATCTGCCGTCACTGAAAATGCAGAAGACATCCTTGAGCCAGAGGACTTTGAGGGGTCGCCTATGTGGTTTTCTGCCAGCGTCCCGATCCAGTGGGAAACCCCGTCGCCGAGCAAATTCGAGGCGCTTGATGAGTGGAATGACCGCCTTAACAGCCTTCGGTCAATGCCTCAATGTGACGTGCTTCCAATAATCCTGTTCATGGATGCTGCCGGTAATCTTAAAATCATTGACGGCTACCACCGCATCGCCCTGGCAATCGAGCGAGGTCAGAGTGACATTTCGGCCCTAGTTCGTTACGCGGCCTAGTCGGCATAATGCCCGAATGACAGATATTCTTGATTTGCCAGATTGGATCGTCCTGACCTCACGCCTCGATGACGGCACCTATACCATCGAGGCGGAGTACACCCAGCCACTTCAGGCCTGCACCAAGTGCGGCGTAGTGGGCAAGCTGTACCGCCACGGCCCCAAGGTCGTTACCTACCGCGATAGTCCCATCAGGGGCGCCCACGTGCAGCTGGCTGCCAAGGTTCAGCGGTACAAGTGCCGAGAGTGCGGCGGAACTTCCTTGCAGCCACTGGGCGGGGTTGAGGTTGACCGCCGGATGACTCAGCGCTGTGTTGAGTACATCAAGACGCAGTGCATGCGGGACACCTTCACCAGGCTGTCGCAACACATCGGCTGCGACGAAAAGACCATTCGCAACATCGCCAACGATTACGTCCAGCACATGAATGCCCAGTTCAGGCCATACCTGCCTAACTGGCTTGGGATCGACGAAACCAAGATCGCAGGCGACATGCGCTGCGTCCTCACGGACGTTGGCCGAAACGTGCCTATCGATATCCTCCCCAGCCGCGATCAGGACACCCTGGCGCGCTGGCTAGCAGCCTTTCCTGACCGCTCAACGCTGCTTGGGGTGGCTACTGACATGTGGCGACCATACCTCAACGTGGTGAACATGATGGCCCCAGGTGTGCCGGTCGTGATCGACAAGTTCCACGTTGTCAGGATGGCCAACTATGCTCTGGACAAAACCCGCATTCGCCGAGGCAAAGCCCAGGGCGTCAAGGTCAACAAGGAGTGGAAGCGCAGCAAGGTGCTGCTCAACAAGAGCGCCGCGAACCTCACTGACAAGCAGTCCTTCAACCTCGATATGTGGCTGGACAATGACCCCGAGGTCGCCCAGTCCTACCAGCTGAAGGAAGACTTCTATGCCCTGTACAACCTGCCCAAGGCGGACGCTATCCCAGCCATGGAGAGCTGGGTTCAGCACGTGAAAGCGAGTGACGTAGCTGCTGATTACAAAGACCTGCTTTCCGCCCTGAAGAACTGGCGGCAGCAGATCGTCAACTACTTCGATCACCCCATCACCAACGGCTACACCGAAGCCCTGAACGGTATGACGAAGGTCGTCAACCGCAACGGGCGCGGCTACACGTTCGAGATCATCAGGGCGCGCATGCTGTTCTCCAACAACTCCCGCGCAGGTCAGTCACCGGAATGGTTCTGCGTGAGCTGCGGCGGCTTGTTCTTCGAGGATGAGCGGGCCGTCTGGTTGCCTGTTGAGGATGGAGACAGCCGCAGGCACTGCCTCTGCGCGGAATGCAACGACCGCTCGATTACACACGCCAAGGAGTTCTACGACAACCTTGATGAGTTCTTCGAATCCACACCATTTTCCGAATAGCCGAATTCCTGCAGCTTATGCCGAGCTTCCACCGCTAGCTGAGTGGCAACGTGCCAGGGAGCTTCCGCAATCTGAATTTTTCACCGCCGCACTTTTCGCGCTGTCTGAGCGAATCGGCCGCCGCGCAAAATACAGAGATCTGGCGGAACTTACGCACTACAGTTTGTCTCGCGTTCAAAAGTGGGCCACCGCAGGCACCGCTCAAGAGCCGCTTGCGATTACGGTTCGACATCACATCTGGCTTGCAGTGACTTATGCGGAAGCGCCCCGTTAACGCCGGGGCCACGCGGCTGGCGGCCGGGATCTCCCAGCCCATACCAGACTCCAACCGGCAATGCCGGACTCATCGGTAATGCTGCCAGTGGCCGCCCAACTGTCAAGGAATCCTTGACAGCTCACCCTCAGCCCACCGAAAACACACTCCACCGCAATAAATCAGAAATTGCGCGCAACCGCCTGACGTGCATCACATTGTTAGTGATGCGCTCGGAGCCCGGTCTAAGCCATATCTAATGCGCAGCGATGCCGCATATACTGTATACATGTACAGCAAAGGCGCGCAGCATGAAGGCTGTCAGGCGACGGTTCAACCACAGCAAGGTAGTGCTGCTGGCCAGCGGGGAAGTCATTGGCTCGGCGTTCTGTGGAAAAAGCGTGGACGTGCGGATGCGGAATGGTGAGTCCCGGCCGTTTGAATTTGGTGGCTTTGTCAGCCACGCCGATGCCGAAAACGTGCAGCGGGTGAAGATCCGCGACATCGAGGCCTGGACAGAGGATGTGGCGGGCATGGGTGGGTGGCAGCTGACAGGCACGGCCTTTGATGGCCATGTGGTTGGGGTTTACATCGGCGGGATGGTGATGATCGTAGAGGGGCCTAATGGCGGTCCCATCATCATCGCATGAGGCGGGATCTGGCTGGCTTCGGGCTCTTGCGGCCGGTGCCTGGTTGGCTATGGTTATCGCAACGGTGACATCCAGCGCCGTGCCCCCACGAAGCAGTAGCGCCCGCCCTTATCCAGGCGGGCGTTTTCGTTACTCCGGCCAACCGATAGTGATCGCCTCTACCTCGGCGACCGTTGTGGCTGCTTCAATGGCCAGCTTCAGTTGCCGCTGCCGGTCGTGAATCTGGCCAGCGATGGTGATCATCGTTTGGTACAGGGCGGCCATGTCCGCCGAGGTCATGGGGACATCGGCGTTATCAGCGTCTGTCCAGTACCCAGTCGGTGGCTCGATACCAGCCAACGCCACGGCCATGATCCGCTGGCGCGCTGGCTCGTCGCTGTCCCAGCGATGGCCGTTCCAGTCAAAGCCACCAGCCTCCTGCTCGTCGCGCCAGTCGTTCACGCGGCCGCGCGCCGACGCTTTAGCCAGCGCCAGCAGATCGGGCGCAGCATCGTCCACCCAGTCTCCGCCCGTCCACTCGCCAGTGATGGCATTGCGGGCGCCGGTGTAGCGGGCCTGATATAGGCCATCCGGGCAGCGGTCGCGGGTCCAGTTGTCGAGATGTGGCTCCTGCGGGTCAAAGGCCGGAGCATCGCAAACGATGCGGCCCCCAGCGTCCAATTCAATGGCATGGATGGTGGTCATGCGAGCCTCACTGCTGCGTTGATCACTACATTGTTGTGGCTGGCATTTATGCCGGCGACCGCGACATTACCACCTGGATAAACCAGTATTCGCGCGTTACTCCCCGCTCCGGCCTCAAGAGCTCCTACAGTTACATTCCTAACGCCGGCCGGCCTTGAACCAGAAGGAATAGCGAATACAACGGTGCCATCACCTTTTGTTCCCGCCGTAATGATCCCGCTCAGGTAAAGGACCCCAAGCACAACGCGGTACGCAAATCCGGTAGCGTGTATCGTCCAGCCGTTCTGTAGGGTTGGCGCAGTCCATGCCACGCCGTCGACGTTGCCTGTGGTGTAGTTCTCGACCCATGCTGACCAGGTGGCGCCGCCGTCACCACTGCCACGAATGTACTGACGGATCGGGGCTCCGGCGTACGTGTAGGCAACTTGAGTGATCCGGTTGTTTACCAATCCGATCGTTTTCCCGCCGACAACAAGCACCAGATAGGCGGCGCCGGATGTTGGGGCTCCGGGCGATCCAGCGTTGGCAAAGTAGACGCCGGTCGTGATCAGGGTGTTGATATTTGGCGTGCCAACTGTTGGGCCAACGCCGAGAAGCCCGTAGTCTCCAACACGGGTCACTCGCCCGGCAGTTACGTCCGTGTCGCTGGTTGTAACATTGGCCGCCGCCGCCGTCCCAAGCCCATTCAGCGCGCCTTGGGTGTCTGCCGCCAGCTGCGGATAGGTTGGGATTTCACGCGGGCCTGCGGGGCCGTCTACGGTGACGGTGCCCATGGCGTATTGCCAGTCCTCCATCACACTCCACCAGCTGCTGTAGCTGGCGTTCTGCTGGGCAACCTCTAGCGCCACTTGCCTCAGCAGCGCTGCCGATGGCATCACCACGGCTTTGGCGTTGGTGATGTTGGGGCCGTCCCACGGCGTGGCCAGGGTGATGGTGGCAACCCCAGCAGCTGGCGCTGTACCCGATAGGCAGCGGGCCGGGAGCTGGCCAGCAATCATCAGGGCATCGCCTGAAATCACACTCTCCATGGACACGCCGTCGCTGACGGTGACGGTGGTGGCGCCAGTGGTGACGCTTACCTGGCTGGATTTGATCCAAACAGACATTGTTACTCCTCTGCAATCCTAATGGATGCACGTCCGGTTGAGATGGCGTAGTGGTCGCCGCTTTGAGCATCGATGACAAGCCGGTATTCGATGTCGCCAGTCAAGGTCGAGTTATCCGTGACTGTCTGGCTACCAATTGAAAAGTAATGAGACACGACCGTGGTTCCGGGCGCGGCAGGCGGCCATGGGTCGCCAGGGATGTACGGGAAGAATGTGGCCGTTGACGAAACTGTTCGCGTCCAGGTGGCGACGACCGTCGCCCCCCTGTAAAGGCGAAATCGAAATGTAGCCGTCCTTGTTGGGTAGGATGCCGTGACGTTGCCTTGGTATTGATTGCCGTCACCGCCAGCCCCGCTAGCCGCGCCGTGGCAAACAAAAGCGCTGACAATGATCGTTTTCTGGCGGCCGTTAGATCCGGCGTGAACAACGCTGATCCAGTCACTGGAATTCCAGTTTGCCGAGCTCAGATTGAAGTTGCCTGCCGAGTTCAACACCCCTGCAGACAGCGAGCCGCCGTAGTACTGACTGCCGTCCGTCTTTTTGTAGCTGAGCGCTCGAGACTCGGTTACGTCGCTCATCTTCACGGTGCCGTCAGCATTCAGGCTGCGCGGGCCATACCACTCCACAAACTGATTGCTGCTGCCGAAAGGCACGGGGCTGCTCAGGGTCATGTAAGCAGAGCCGATCTGCTGGATGGCGCCCTCTACCACGGCCTCTTGTCGGGCTGTGTCAAATCGAAATACAGCCTTGCCGTCGCTGGGCCTGACGATCTGCAGCTGGTTGGCCAGCAGCTTGATCACACTCTCGCTTGAGCTGCCATTAATGTAGATCCCGGTAACCTGACCCAGCGCGTTGACGCCGAGAAAGGCGCGGGCCGTCAGGCCATCAACATCATCTGAGATCACCTCCAGCTGTAGCGTGGCGGCTGCCAGCTGCTCGCCGTTGGCGCTAACAGCGGCCTGCAATGCGGCGTCAGCAGACGATCTGGCAGATGCCTCGTCGGTAACAGCCTGCTGCAGGCTGGTGACCTGTGCAGATCGGGTCGATGCCTCACCATCGATCTCGGCCTGTACACCGGTGATAGCCGATGCGCGGGCGCTGCTCTCGTCAGCAATCGCTTGCTGCAGACTGGTGACCTGTGCAGATCGGGTCGATGCCTCACTGGCAATTGATGCCTGGACGGTTTCGATCGCTGATGCGCGGGCGCTTGTTTCATCGGCAATCGCCTGCTCAGCACGGCGGACGCTAGCGGCTGAAGTCACTCCGCCTCGCTCGGCCCTTGCCGCCCGAACCATGCTCAGGATCCCCGACGCGGTTCCTTCCCCGATCTCACCAACCGCATCATCAAGGCCGCTGACTGCTGCGCCAAGCTCGTCCATCGCTGCATCCAGATCGGCCTGACCTGCAGCAACGACACCTGCTAGATCGTCCAGATCCTGCCGCAGCTCCTCGTTGCTGGCGCCTCCGGCTGCGGTGGTGGCCGCAACCTCTACCCAGTCGGATACGCCAAGGATGTTGCGGGCCCGAACACTGAAGTGGTACCCGGTCAGCGGCTGCAGCCCGCCTTGGGTGTGGCGGCCAGATCTGGCCACCAGCACTCGCTGGCCGGTTGGGCTGGTACCGCGAAACCAGAACTCAAACTCGACGCCTGCCGGCAGGCCGCCGCCCATCACCGGCTCAAGGGTTACGGCGTTGGCACTGGCAGTCACGGTTACGCTGTCGGGCTCAGTCGGAACACCCACATTAACGGCGATGCTGGCCCACTGGCCGAACGCAAATGGGCCAACAGCGCGCACTCGCGCCAAGGTGGCGCCAACGCCCTGCTGCACCAGGTAGTGGCGGTCGTCGGTGGTGGCACCAGTCAGGCGGTTGCTGTCTGAATCCAGCAGCTCGACCTCATACCGGTCGGCAACGTCATCCCACGACAGCCGAGCGAAGCTCAGGCTCTCAGGAGTGAGTTCGAAGAACAGGCCAGTGACGGCTGGCACCTCAAACGGGGAGCCGAGCGAGGTGTCAGGAAATGCCGGCGCGTTGGGCTTGCTGCTCCACGGATAGCCGCTGTCCTGGTGCTCTCGCAGCTCCAACTCGGTCGTGCCATCCGCCTCAAGTCGAGCCTTCATCACTCGAAACGGCTTGGCCTCCCACCCTCGCAGCTGGCTGTCGAGGGTGATCACGTCCAGCTGCTCCAGCCGCATGGCGGTTGGCTTGGCGGTGGTCTTCACCATCAGCCCGTCGCGTGATGTGCGGGCCAGTACCTCAGCCATCTGCAGCGCTTCGGCGTAATTGTCGATGCTGGTGAAGCTGAAGGTCTTTTCCTGGCGAACTCCGTAGTCCTCGGCCAGCCATTCGTCATCGAGGGCGGAGCCCGGCAGCGGGAAAACTGCCTCTTGGGTCGTGTAGCGCGCAGTAGCTTCCGGATAGCGAATGATCACCCGGTTGAATCGGTCGCCTTTGCCGACCGCAGCCACCTTGATGGAATCGGCCAGATCGTCAACGCCCAGGTGCAACACCGGCGCTTCATCGCGCTCAATCTTCAGTGCCAGGCGTCCGCCACGGTCTATCAGGTAACCGCGCATCGATTCGCGCAGGTCATCGACGTTGTTGAACAGGGTCTCAGAGGTATCGACGATGGCATTGCAGGTCATCATCGGCCGGCTGCCGCTCTGATCGATGACCGATTGGTCACAGAAGGTCGCCATGGCAACAAAGCTGGCATCATCCAGCTCTGCCGTGGTCAGCCCTTTGCCAAAGAACGGGCTGAGCAAGTAGTCACGCAGGATCAGCGCCGGGTTGCTGCTGCCAATGCGGCTGCCATCGCGCGGGTCGAACACCCGCCGCCCCTTGATGCGGGCCTTCAGGCCGGGCTCGCCGCGCGGGTAACGGTCGCGCTCTTTCCTGTCCTGGCACTTAATGTAGGTCACCGCCAAGCCGCGGCACGGCACGTCACTTACATCATCGGGGGCGCCATCAACAAACCATGCCGGCGGCGTCTGGCTGTCGGTGCCAAGGCGGTGCTCATAGGTCAGGCCCGTGTAATTGTCGGGGGTGATATCGTCCAGCCACAGCTGCTCTATGGCTTCAACCTCGCCGACACACCACACCGCCACCATGAACAGGGCGTTGTTTTGTGCCCCATGGTTGGAGATGGTACGCACCCCTTTGTAGATGATGACGGGGGCCACCTCGCGGGTGCCGTAGACAATCGGGATCGGTTCGTCGGTACCGAACCGCGTGATCTGGAATCCTTGCTGATCGGCGGCTGCCTTTTTGGCGGCGCGCTTGCTGTAGGCGATAGACCCGTAGGCAAAGGCGGCCGCAATCGCCGCATAGATTGCGTAAACAGCCCAGGCTGCAAGCTGGATGGCCATCAATCCCTCCCGGGCTTACCGTTAAACCAGATCACCTCGGGGGCCTTGCTGGCGAATTTCATGGAGTTGTCGCCTGGGTAGCGGCGCTGATGGCTGCTTGAGGTGGTGCGCCAATCGTTGACGCGCTCAAAGTCGGCCCAGGGCCCGGCGATGCTGAGCTGAATGGCAGGTGCAG